CTCGGGTATAGTAAGACCCGCTACAGGGTCCCCGGGGTAGGTAGCTTCATATTGGGCCCAACCCGCACGTCGGACACCAATACTTTTAAGAAAGTCCTCCATAACAAATATGGGTTTTGCGTCATCAAAATTTATCCACGGATATTTTGCACGGGCCGTAGGAGTCACTTCAATACCAACTTGGCTGGCCGCTTGTTCAAAAGCCGGGGACACAACTCTCCTTGCAGTAACCGCCGGGTCAAAATAAGATTGTATATGGTTTTCCAAGTTATCTAGGGCCAGAGATACATTTTTTTCGTTTATAGATTCAGCCTTTACAAACCTCGGCAAAATATCTTCTTTTAACTTAATTCTATAATCGGAAGGCCTCCCTTCACTTTGATTTATAAATTCTACTGAAGACCTAAGTTGGGAGAGAAGAACAGTAAGTCTCTCGGTGTCTTCATCAAAAATTAGGTCCAAAGGCCAATCAGCAAAAGTGTTCGCTCCGACCTTGGCGAACATACCCGTTATAATTCCTGTGTCCCGCAAATAACCCCCGTCCTTTATCTGCTTTAGGGTGGCGTACACCCGGACAAGGTTTTCGTATTCTGCGACATCGTCACCCGTGGGATGGGTAAAGGTAGCTTTCCTTTCGGCAAACTTCTTAAAAGCTTCTTCTATAAAACCGGCGACTTTCCGGGGATCTTTTAAATCAGGACTGTTTTCTCCTATAAGAGAAAAAGCTTGTTGCCGTTCAAAGGAAAGTTCATCCCAAGTTTCGGCTACAAGGCCCCTGCTGTGGAGTTCATCCCATCCCGTCACAGGCCGCGTTCTGGCTTTTTCCCGACGATTTCGGGACATTTCAGAATAAGTAAGATCTGCTTCGTCTGTTCTTTCAGTTAAATTTGCACGGGCGGCGTCGTCGCTCACAATTAGTTCTGTGGCGGCAATAGAAGCATCCGTATCGTCTTGTGACACTCCTTCTGCGGGTTTTCTCCCTTTCATTTTTCTGTTTAACAGGTCCAGAAGTTCTGTCCTTAACGCCGCAGCATAAGCGGTGGTCCGGCCCACTGCGGGGAATTTACCTGCAAGAGCGTCTTTTTCGATTTCCGTAAGCTTAAAATCTTCGTGCGCCGCGTCAAGACCCGGATACAATTCATTAACAAGACCCGTAAATACGTTTTGGAAAGAATTCTTTCTAGTTATTAATGCTTGTCTGGCCTCATAATTGGTTATGACATCTTGTCCGTGCAGTCTTCTAAAAGCAGTGGCTTGTTGCTGGTCGCCATACCATTCTTGGCCCGGGAACCAAATTACGTTGCCCTCTTCATCCGTAATTTCTGCGGTAATCATGTAATGTTCTTGATTTTGGTCTAGGTCGCCCAAACGGGATAAATTGTCTCGCACACTTGGTGGAAGTGCCGCCATTTCCTCGTTGGTCAGCCTAAATTTTTCGTTATACAACCGACCCCGTGTATCCGGTCCAGTGTAAACATAAAGTTCTGTGCCCTCCACGTCGGGCACTCTAGTTGTTTGCAAAGCTCCAGAAACTACAAGTTTCTGCACCTCTTCCGCGTTGAGTTCTATACCACCCGAAAAATACGTCGTAGTTTCAACTCCATTAAGCCATTGCGTTGTGGAGGTTACTTCTGCGTTTTTAACCACGTTTGGAAGTAAGTGGCTTACGCCGTCGGGGTCATGTACATATAAAGTTGCTTCAATTTTGGCTCGGTCGTCTGGCGGCGTCGTCGATAAAGTGTCTACAACGTCTTTTCGAATAGGAACAATGCCCCCTTTAAAAACAAACCTTATTTGTTCGGTGCCGCCAGCTTTTTCAGGATTTGGGGAGCTTGTATAAATATCTATTTTGTCGCCAAAGCTAGCCCCTTCTGGCAAGCCTTCTATGTTTTCGTCTGTGACATAAACTGAACTGCTCAATTCAAAGGGCAACTGGTTATCCGCAACGGCCACAATAGTATTGGGGTCATCTATTAGTCTAAGCTCATTTGTTACGGGGTCTTGCACATAAAAAGTATTTATGGGGAGACCGTCGAGGAATGTTGTTTTTTTAACAATCTCTCTCTGGTTAAAGGTTTCCCCATCCCAAATGTTGGCTACAAAACGTTTTGCGGGAAGAGAGGGCTCATCAAGAGGTCTGAAAACATCAGCAAAATTCCGGGGAGTTTCTTGACTGGCTAACTGGGTTTTAAGGAGGCCTATGTCATTTTTATCAAAATACACGGAGCTGCCGGGTAACACAGTTACTTCTTGACCTCCCCGCATAAATGAAACGGGCTCGGGTAGCATGTTTTGGTAAAGTGTTTGTGCGCCGTAAGCATCCTCAGACGGCTTCACATATTTTGAAAATGCGGGTACGGGGGTGCCTTGCGGAATCATTACGGGATTGCCATCAGCATCCGTCCCTTCAATAGCGGTGGCGGTCAAGGCTTGGGTGTTTCCGGAATCATCTATACCAAAGACTATAGGCCCCCTTCCTGTTACTCCTTGTATGTCATCTCCTTCACCTAGTAGAAGCGTTATATTTTGCTGTTGTTTAATACTCCACTTCCAAGCAGGTTCCGAGTATATGCCAAGTGCGTCGATGGGAATCTTATTCCCGTTCGTGTCTAAAATTGTTACTTTACCTCTGGAGTCCGTTTGGATTATCACGGGAACTCGGGCACCATCCACCGTATACTCGTCAGAAATCTCGGCGTCTTTCAGCCCAAGTTCTTTTATTCTCTCTACGGCGTCATTCCACGAGGCCTGATACTGTTCTCTTGCCGCCTGTTTGCTCGATTTCACGTCTTGCAAGGCTTGGAGTTTAATTGCTCGTTCTTCTGCTCGTTGCGCGGCTCTTCTAGCAGCATCTTGCTCGGCAAAAGTTCCCGCAATGGTGCTCATTCTTCCCGCCAAAGGTGCTGCGAAAGCGCGACCCATTACGGACATGGGGGATTCTCCCTCACCGGGTTGTGCTCCCATCCAACCAAAACTTGCTTCGGCTAAGCCCAAATAAGCTTGGAGTGCGGCATTCCTCTGGGCCGCTTCTCTTTCTGCGGCATATCCTGAGTCCCCAAGATAGGTACTCAATATACCTTGTGCAGCCCCAAGTTCGTCTAAAGTTGGCGTGAGGCCGGGAAGATTTTGGGGCGCGGTACGGCGCATTTCGGCTTCAATTTCTTCTGAACTGATACGTTCTCCTCCCATAGGCGATCCGTCCTGCCGCCTTCTTACAGGATAAAGACCAGAAACATCCAAAGCTCCTCTCACTGAATTGAGAGTACGCCCCGGTATTCCGGCAATGCCGTTTCTTCTATAAAAATTCTGTGCCATGGATCTTCTCTAGACCATCTCTTGGTCCATGGGCACCGGCCCGGGAGCCATGGGCATTGGTCCTTGGTCCATGGGCACCGGCCCGGGAGCCATACCTCCTCCTAACACGGCCATCATCATGTCGTCCATGGAACCACCACCATTGGACATGTTACCAACGGTATTAACCAAGGCCCCCGTTTCAGCAGCCATTCCATCCGCTACGGCGCTCTTGGCGGCAAGGTCCGCTATACCGCCCATTTGGACACCCTCCATTCCTCCGACTTCAGCAAGCTCTTCCTGAATCAACGCACCAATTCCTGTATCAATTTCAGCAAGTTGCAATGTGGGTTGTACAAGGGCTAGGACGGAAGCTGGAGTTAAGCGGGCATCCTCCGGTCCAACTACTTCAGCCAGCTTTGAACGGTAAAACTCTATATCTGCATCACCATCCCATACGACATTCATAATGTCCCGAAAATCGGTTGCCGCATCAAGGTTATTTATACTGCGGTCAACCTCTCTCCCCACTTCTTGCTGGACACCTTCCGCCATCATTTCATCCGTCGCCGCCCTCATTTCTTGATCGGCAGCTTGGAGAACTTCTGGAGGAAGGTCTGCGGCAGACATTGGCGCTCCGGCACCTGCCATCATAGCGGGGTCCATTGGCGCTCCGGCTCCTGCCATCATAGCTGGGGGCATTGGCGCTCCGGCCCCTGCCATCATAGCGGGGTCCATTGGCGCTCCGGCTCCTGCCATCATTGCAGGATCTATTGGAGGCATCATTCCGCCATTTGCCATGCGGAACATTTTTCTTCCATAAACATTACCGGGCATTAGAAAAGTCCTCCTATTTGTTTAGCAGCCGCCGCTGTTCCAAGTAATCCTGTTCCCAATCCAGCGATTTGCTGGAACATGCTAGGTTGCTGCGGAGGGGGGGCGGCACCAGAACCAAGCGTCATCTGCGAGGACGGCGCTCCTTTATATATATCTGATAAAAATGCAGTGCGAGAATAAGGCTCAAATAGCTGCTTCTGGACGTTGGCTTGCTGTGCATTAAGAATAGCCTGCTGCTGCGCTTGCTGAATTGCCCCTAACCTTTGCTGCGCCTCAATGTCCTTGAGTCCCGTTTGTTGGGCCAATTCAGCCGCACCAAGCTGCTGACCACCGATTGCGGCTTCTTGTTGTCCAAGCTGGCCCACCATTCCTCCAACGCCAGTAAGCAATTGCGAAGCCTGACCTGCTCTTCCTTGCTGCGCTTCGAAGGCAGCTTGGGCGCTTTGAAGCGCCTGCATATAATTTTGCTGATTCAGTTGAGCCAATGTGCGGGCACGAACGTCTTGTAAATTCCGTCCCAATTCCGCCTCTTGCACACCAAACCTACTGCCCCCGAAAGCGCCACCTTGTACAGCACCAGCCGCCAGTTGGCTTTGTTGAATTTCGCCCTGCCGGTTCAATTCCCTCATAGTTTCGTCTATGACGGCTTGCTGGTAAGGATTGGTATAAGCGCTTAAATCAGAAGGAGCAAAAAGGCCCTGCATTCCCTGCGCCGCAGTTTGAGCCTGTGACAATGGCGCATAAGCGCCACCCAAAGTTGCGAGTCCTGTTCCGAGAGTCTCTCGCCCTGTTGCCATAAGAGGCTGATAGCCCCCAATACCACCTGCCTGTCCAGCCCCTGTAAAGGCTTCTTGCTGAAGTCCGGAAAGACCCGCTATTTGTTGAGTAGGTAGCGTAATAGGTATGTCAGCGAGACCTTTTGCACTTTCTAAAAGGCCTAGCTTTATAGCCTCGATCTCAGGCGCTTCTCGTAGAATTTGTTCTGAAATAGTTGTAGCCATACTACCAGTTCCTTGGTTGGATGCTCCGACGGCGGCGAAGGGGGATTTCTCTATGGCGAGGCGAGCCGCGCGAGTCGGTATTTGTCCGGGCATCAGATCAAGCTCTTGCTAACATACCTTAATGACGCCCGTCATTACGACCTCATCTCAAAATTACGCATCATATTGTACATTGTTCTGGGCCCTCCGGCCCCATCGACGGCCCTCTTGGTCATAACAAATTCTCCGTCTGAAAGCATCGCGGGAATTTCATCAGAAGTCCCTGTTCCGGGGCCATTTATATAGCCCACCTTCCTCGGATAATTTACAGAACCACCATGAGCGCCGAATAGCGGGGTTGGAATCACCACATTTGGATCAGGAGGAGTGGCGAAGGGGTTAAGATTAGCGACGGTATACTTTCCGGGGTCTGCTGCGAGTAGCTCTGGTCCTGTGGGCCCGGAAGTGAAGCCAGCCAAGTCTTCCGGCCCTACTTCTTCTATCTCCCCCGGCTCAAAGGCTCCTGTGAGGGAAGCTAATCCCAAACCACCCGCCGCAAGTGGACCATATTTTGCTAAAAATCCGGGAGACGCCTCCGCTGCTGCGAGTGCTAAAATTTCCGGGGTTGCACTTAACCCAACCTCATTTAGCGCCGTTGCTAACTCCGCAGTAGTTAAATCACCGGGTAAAATAGTGCCCCACAAACCAGAATTTTTAATCGCCATTGCCTTATCTGCTTCGGCGGCTATTCTCGCCGAAAATTCCCCATAATTATCCGCGGTTACACGTGTGATACCACCCTGTACCATTGAATCGGGTGCGGTAATAGGCTGCATCGACTCAAAAGTCGATTTAAATTCGGGGGGGACACCTGTTTCTAAATTAGGACTTACAGATCCATAGTATTGGACAGTAGGGGTTGGAGAAACGGGAGCCGTTAACCGCTGCCACGGCGCGGAACCGATGGGGGCAGCCGACGTTGGAGGAGCCGGAGCGCCAGCCATTAAAGAGGGTCCGGCATCAGGGGTATAACGCGGTGCAGCAGGGGTATCGAAGGTAGCTCCCCCCAGCGAGGCTAATTGTACCTCATTAGAGGGTATGAACGGTGTACTAATGCCGGTAACCTGTGGATACAGTGCCATTGGATCTAGTTGGACATCAAGACCCGGTGAAACATCAAATAAGGGCGTCGGAACGGCACCAGTAGAAGCTAGGTTTTGCAACGGGGCGCGACCAAGGGCAGTAAGTGGTGATGTGGCAGCGCGGGCAGCCTGTACCGCAGCCATTCCACCCGGTCCAACAGCCGGTGCAGCAGCGCGGGCAGCCTGTACCGAAGCCATTGAAGCTGGTCCGCCAAAATCACCGCCATACGAGGGACCTGTCCCCGCTCCCGTGAAAGAAGGTCCGAAACTAGCACCAAAATCCTTTCCTGAAGCTAAGGAAAAAAGTTCGTTTGAGGCCAGCGATGTTATGCCACCAAATGCGGCTGCTTTAAAGGCATCCTTTAGGCCTCCTCCACCCAAAAGGGTTCCTATTCCAGAACCGAGGGCTGCGGCACCAAATGTACCAGCACCAAACGCGGTGCCCATAAATGCCGGAAAGCCAAAGGCTGATGCCGCAATGGGCAAAACAATGGGCGCAACTTTCTTAACAAGTTTAGCCACCGACTTAACTGCTTTTTTGGCGGATTTGAATATCTTCGAGAAGCCCCAGAATTCCGGCATTCCTGTAACAGGATTGATGCTATTCAGTTCATTACCAACAACGTATCGTTCAGGGTCGAGTCCCATCTGCGCCATCTGATTAAACAGCAAACTTTTGATCTTGGGATTCGCCTCTAGAACCTCCATGGGGATTACGGTTTCACCTTCCGCCGCATGAACCACGTAAATGTCGCCGCATCGGCCATATTCAGCCAGTTTTTCAACTTGTTCCCTCATTGAGCCCAAGCCTATGGGAGCAAGTTCATAATCGGAGGAAGCCTCTACAAAAGACTGAATACCGTTTGGTGAAATGCTGTGAGCCTGTGTCTGTATCATTAAGAATGCTCCAAAAACGCTCCCGAAAGCGCGGATCTTCTAGGTTGCATCACAATTTAATTAGAGCGTATCGCCAGTTTCTTATACAAGAGGTCCGGCGAGGGACGTTTTTGCGCGTGCCAACAAACTGATTTTATCCAGAGTGACCCGCGTTAGGGCATCATAATATCTTTATCTATATCACAATATAATCAAGTTATTTCCAAATAACTACCGATTACATGTAACCTGTTTGCATTCGCAGCGGTTACCTTCAACACCTCGGATTCTTGAATAACCAAGGGCTGCGTCAAAAGCTCAACCGTTCCATTTGCCGTCGTTGCTTTTACATTATAAAGCACAAACACCGCTGAAGCAGAATCAGTTACTGTTACTGTTATAGTAGATGTTGATCCACTATCATCAGCTACTACCAGAGACCTAAAAATAGCGGTTGTTGCTGCGGGAGCCGTATAAAGCGTTGTTACAGAAGCAGAGGTTAAATCTGCTTTAGCGTTTTTATAGAAGCTAGCCATCTTAGGTCATAAACCACGTTAACGCGGCATTCTCGTCCTTTCCCTCCACTTGGAGAGGAAGCTCTGTTTTGGTCAAGGAAATCTCAATATCCCTCAGAACTCTTTGCCAGACATCCGAATTATACTCCACAGGAGCGTCAGGAAAACTGTGATCAAGTAATCTAGCCACTATCTCCTACCATCCGGGCGAACATCTATGCGAAGATCTCCCGTCGTCCATGCTATGTCTGTCTCGCTGCTCTCAATACGTATAACTGCCTGCCGTGATCGCGCGCGCACAAAAGACTGCTGCGTGGTAGCGCTGACAGAACTGGTGGAATTGGTTGCCAGAGAATCGCCCGGAAAATCTCGTGTCTTCAGAACATAATTAACGGTGGAATCTGTTCCTGTTATATTTATGTCCGGGATAATCTTGTTAACAAACATAAAATTGTTGCCGTCACCAAGATCAAAATCCGACGATTCGATATAGGAAGACATGGCCGAACCATCGTCATTCTCCCCAAGCTCATGGATAAACACGGCATTTGCACTATCCGATAAGCCGCAGGCCCTTGGCCGTGTGTGGATAGTATGGTCAACCCAAGCGGTTCTTACGAGGGTCCCAATATCCCATGTCCCTTCCGTATAATTATATTTAACGTAGCGATCTATTTCTGTCGCATCCGAAGATACATAGAACCAAAGGACTTCATCAAAAATCTTATTTGAAGCTGCAAAGAATTTGTCCGATTGATCCAAGTTTACGTCATCAAATAAATAACGAAGTACAGTGCATGGTATAACTTGAAGGTTTCCTGCATAGGCATAGAAATTTTCTGTGTCCATCCAGAACATTCTATCGCCTACAGCTACAACAGCATTTGGACTAATTATGGAAACATTGCTTGCTAAAAGAGAAAACCCAAAAGTGAGTGGAGGACCCGTAAAACGCATGGCATGTAAATTCGAATCCGTCCATATGAGAATTTCCTGACGACCTTTCATGGCGGCAATAATTTCTGACCCAGAGGACAGGCGCTGACCACCGGCTGTATTTGTGGCTGACGGAGTCCAGTCAAACGGACTTTCCTGATCGCACCACCTGATTTGCAATAAATCTTGGTTTGTCTCCGATAATGGATTGCAGCCCAGACAGATTATATGGCGATCTGTGGTTGAAACCATAATACGGCGAGTTATCGTAGGAGCGTCTGAAGCACCTGTTTGAGAAGCAAAAGTTGTTGCTCTTGCATCTAAACCTAATGTCTTATCCCAGTAATATGGAACATCGTCCAAGGCACAAAAGACTAGATCCTCTCCCCAGTTATCCTGCGACCACAGGCGTAGTTTCTCTGTAGTGGTTATAGAAGAAGTTCCCCCCCACGCAATAAAGTCATTAGCCTCTAAAACGTTCGCTCCATCGCTATGAGAAGCTGCTGTCGTTCCTCGAACTCCTCTAACAACTCCTGCATCTATGGTATTGGAGCTTTTACCCGTATATTGAATAAGCTCATCATCTATCTGGATTAATCCGACAAATGTAATTGCTGCTGCACTGTTATGGGCCGCTGCGGTAGTTCCATCAGTGCCGCGTGTTACAGCACCAAGAACATTACCCGCGTTAGTCTCATAACGAATTTTCTCACTTCCTATGAGAACGGTTCCTTTGCTGGGGAAAGCAGTGGAACTTGCTAGAGGAAGAGATGATGCATTAAGAGCAACATCTGCCGAAATGGTGCTGGCCGCCGTCTCAAAATCAGAAGCACTGGTTAATATAAAAGATGTGACAGCGGCGTTAATCCCTCCGCTATCGTTAAGCGTCGTCTGGGAATAGCCGGATGTAATACCGCCCCATAATCCACTACCAAAGCCAACGCCAGCAACCTCCACATCTAATCCTACATTGATCTGGTAAGACGCAATAACGGCACTTCCACCACCGGCAGTAGATCCAGAAGAAGCACTTCCGCCTGTGTCTATGGTGTAGGAATTAGAGTCCACAAGGGTTATCTCATGTTCCGTATTGAGTTGCGCTGCCGTTATGCCGTCAGTTGTTGTTGCGCCGCTATACGTTACAAAATCCCCGTCCACCGCGCCATGCGCTGCG